ATATTTAAAACAACAATCTCAATTTCAAGACTATGATTTTGATGGTGCTGGATTAAATATTCTTTTAGATATTCTTGCTTATAATACCCACTACAATTCATACTACTTGAACATGGTGGCCAACGAAGCATTTTTAGATACTGCTTTACTAAGAGATTCGGTTGTTTCTCACGCCAAAACTTTAGGTTATATTCCTTTTTCTGTTACTGCACCACGAGCAATCGTTAATGTAACTGTGAATAGTGAAACAACAACACCTGAAACATTGACTATTCCAAGAGGGTTTACATTTAGTTCAAATTTAATTGATAGTCTTTCTTATAATTTTGTTGTATTAGAAGAAACCACAGTAACAAAATCCAACACTTCTTTTTTCTTTGAAAATTTGGACATTTATGAAGGTTCATTGGTAAGTTACGTTTTCAATTATACTGAAAACTCTAATCCAAAATCTGTATTTGTATTACCTGATAACAATATTGATACAACAACAATTTCTGTATCCGTATCACCAAATGTGGGAAATACATCAACACAAGTTTATAATCAAGTAACAGATATTCTTGATATTACTTCAACATCTAATGTTTATTTTTTACAAGAAAGTAAAAATGGAAACTACGAAATTTATTTTGGTGATGGAGTGGTTGGCAAAGCACTTAATGATGGTGCAGTTGTTACAGTAACATATTTGGTTACCAATGGTGTTGCTGCCAACCAAACGAATGGTTTTGTTGCAGCTTCTTCAATTGGTGCTTATTCTGATATCGTTGTTGATGTTGTTGATGTAGCATCTGGTGGTTCAACTCGTGAAACAGTTGATTCAATTAAATACTCAGCTGCAGCTCAATATGCAACACAAAACAGATTGGTTACAGTTAAAGATTATGAATCTTATATTAAGAGCAAATACCCAAGCGTAGATTCTTTATCCGTTTGGGGTGGCGAAACTGAAACACCAAAAGTTTTTGGTAAAGTTTATATTGCACTAAAACCAAAAGCAAATTATTTTATTTCTGAAACTGAAAAACAAAGAATCATTGATGATATTATTAACCCAAAATCAATTGTATCAGTAAGTGCAGAAATTCGTGATGCACAATTTTTATATTTGATTGTTGAAAGCCGAGTTCAATATGACCCAAAGAAAACATCTTCAGATGAAGGCACAATTAGAACAAATATTCGTCAAGCTATTTTAGATTACCGTGATACCAATTTAAACAAGTTTGCTGGCACATTCATTCTTTCAAAATTACAAGACGCTATTGATGCTACCAATGGTGATTCTATTATTGGTTCTGAAACTGTTGTTCGTGTTCAACGCCGGTTTCAACCTCAATTGAATGAGTCTGTAAGTTATACAATTAAATATAATGTACCTATTCATCGTGGAACACTAACAAATAAATTAACATCAACACTATTTACAGTATTTGATATTACTGGAACAGTAAGAACGGCTCAATTTGATGAATCTCCACAATCTTTTACTGGCATATCTTCAATTGAAATTACTAATCCAGGAACAGGATATACAACCACACCAACAGTTACAATTACTGGTGATGGCACAAACGCAACAGCTGAAGCAGTAATTGTAAATGGTAGAATTCAAAGTATTAATATCACCAATCGTGGTACTGATTATACTCGTGCCACAGTTTCAATTACTGGCGGTAACGGATATGGTGCAGAAGCGCTTGCTGTTATTGATGGTAGAACAGGCACACTTAGAACAATTTATTATGATAGTTTAGCTCAAAGACAGATTATTAATTCTAATGCAGGAACTATTGATTACGACAATGGAATTGTAACAATTAATAACATTCGGTTTTTAAGCATTGATTCTACTGATGGATTAATTCGTATATCAATTGAATCTGAAAAAGGAATTATTGAATCAACAAGGGACACAATTCTTACCATTGATGAAGATGATCCAATAGCAATTTCAACAATATTAGAAAAGAAATATAGTTCATAATGGCTGACCAAAAAACATCGTTACTGATTAATCGTCAGGTACCGGAGTTTGTTCGTGAAGAACATCCTAATTTTATTGCTTTTTTGGAAGCATATTATGAGTTCTTAGAAAACAAACAAGGCACAAAAAAGAATGACTTAATAACTAAGTCAAAAGACCTTCGTTATATCTCCGATGTTGATTATTCTATTGCAGAATTTGAAAATAACTTTTTCAATACCTATGCTAGTTTAATTCCTCGTAATGTTGAGGTAGACAAAGGCACTCTAATCAAACAGATATTGCCTTTGTATTTGGCTAAAGGTAATCAAAAATCTTTTCAACTTTTATTCCGTCTTTTATTTAATGAAGAAGTAGAAGTTATTCAACCAAACCAAAATATTTTGCGTGCTTCTGATGGCAAATGGTTGATTGAAAATGCATTCCGTATCTCACAAAATGTTTACAGTAATTATACTGGTAACGGAACAAAAACAACATTTAAATTGGCTCAAGTTGCTGCGGCAGAAACAATTGCCGTGTATGTGAATGGAGTTTTGAAAACCGAAGCCACAGATTATTATGTTCGCAAAGAATCCAGAAAATTAATATTCAACTCTGCTCCGGCAAATAATTCTGAAATAAAAGTTTTATATAATGATTTTAATTTTGAAATTTTAACAAACCGTAAGTTGACCGGGTCAGATTCTTTTGCTACAGCTTTAGTAGAAAGGGTTTCACAAAAAACAGTTAATACTGTTCCTATTTTTGAACTTTATGTAAACAAAAAAACTCTCCTTGGAGAATTTACAACAGGCGAAAATGCAACATTAGATATTATAGATTCAGATGATGGTTCGTTAATTGAGATAGAAGTTTTAGGGTTAGCTTCACTTAGAACAATTAACATTATTAATGGTGGTGCAAGTTATAATGTTGGAGATCCAGTAACAATTACTGGAGGCAATCCTACAAGTTCAGCTTCTGCTGTTGTTTTAGAAGTATTCTCTGGTTTTATTAATAAAATTCAAGCTTTGGCTGGCGGTGCAGGATTTAAAGTTGCTTCAAATGTTTATGTAATTGGATCAGGTGCAGGTTCTTTATCACTTGCTATTGGTGCTGTTGATGTTTCTGGCCAAAATACAGCAAATGTTTTTGTTGTTAATACCGATAGAATTGCTGATTATGGAAGTATTGCAATTAATGCTGCTAATTATGGATTCAATGCTTCAATTGTTACTGAAAATGTTAATTCAAAAATTATTGATGCTTTGAGTTTTGAAAATGTTACAAGTATTGGTGCAATTACCAATGTAACAATTTTATTTGCCAATGCCTCATTTGCTTCTGTTCCAACATTAGAAGCTGATTCGGCACCATTTCAAGCTAATGGTACAACACACTTTGTTTTGAGCACTCATTCATTAGGTAGAATTGAAATTAATAATGGTGGTAGTGGGTATGCTATTGGTGACGAATTAATATTTGCACAAAACATTCCAATGACTTTTGGCATTGGTGGCGCTGCGGCCGTAACCAATGTATCATCAATCGGTGCAATCACTAAAGTTGAATTGCAACCATCAAGAATTCGTGGTACTGCAAATACATTTGGAACAACCAATGTAACAGTTATTGGAACTAATACTGTGTTTGAAGATGATTTGCGAGTTGGCGACCGCATTATGATTAATAATGAATCTCGGTATATTAATTCTATTTCATCTAATACCTCATTAAATGTCAATGTTAATTTTAACTATGCTACAACTAATAAGAAAATTGGCAAATATGGTGATTATCCAATAGGCGGTCAAAATTATGATGCTAGAAAATTACCAACAATAACCATTTCATCAACAGCCGGTTCTAATGCTAATTTGACTGTATCGGCTCTAATGGGAGATGGTGAGAATTTGTTAGCACAATCTGACCAGAATCCTGGTGCTATATTAAAAATAAGAATTACTGATGCTGGTGAAGGTTACGAATTTGCTCCACAAATTGACTTAACAACATATGGTGATGGAACAGCTACAGCAAATACAGAAATTGAACCAAGTTATGTTACTTTCCCTGGTCGTTGGACAACATCTGATTCTTTACTGTCGAGTTCAGAAAGAGTAATTCAAGGTCGTGAATACTATGTTGACTATTCATATTTACTTTCATCTTCGGTAGAATTTAGTAAATTTAAAGATGTGTTTAAAGATTTAATTCACCCGGCTGGATTCATTGATTATGCAGAATATAAGATTAATGAAACAATTGATACCACTATTGATAAGACGGCTTTAAATGTGGCAAATACTATTGCTGGAACAGTCAATGTAAACAACAGCATTTATATAACTGGCATAAATACCAATTTTGTTCTAGCACAAACTTTGGGTATTATTTCTGTTGGAACAAAAGTTGCGGTCAATACAGAAATTGGTTACATTAGTGAAATTGTTAGTTCAACCAGTATAATTGTTGGTTCTCCATTTAGCCAAATAGCAAATTTACAAGAAATGATTATTCTAAGTGATGTTGAACCATTACTATTATTTACAGAAGATTCTTTACCTATTACTACTGAAAGTAATGAACTTATAACATTATAACAGGAAATATAAAAAAATGTCAGTCGAAACCTATGCTAATTCAGCTTTTGGCCATGCTAACTCAGCATTTTTACAAGCTAACACGCCAAGTTATGTAGCTAATTCAGCTTCATCATATGCAAATGGTGCCTTTTCTGCCGCCAATACGGCAGATGTTAACGCCATTTCCGCTGGTTTGTATGCCAACTCTGGTTTCGCTATTGCTAATACGGCAATAGCAACAGGTTCGTATGCTAATTCGGCTTTTTCTGCCTCTAATAGTGCCAGTTCATATGCTAATTCATCATTTTTACAAGCAAACACTCCAAGTCATGTGGCTAATTCGGCAGCCATTTATGCTAATGCTGGATTTGCCACAGCTAATACGGCTAATACAGCAATTAATAGTAAGGTAAAAATTAATGCTTTAAATTTTCTATCTGCTCCATCAGCTAACACGCAAAATACAATATTCTTAGTTGTTGATTTAGAAAGTGGAACACCAACAACTAAAAAAATGTCATTGTCTGTTCTTACAGACCGTTCAGCCAATAGCGCTGGTTCATATGCTAATTCAGCTTTTGCTACCGCCAATTCAGCATCAAGTGCAGCTGCGGGGTCATATGCCAATTCTGCTTTCTTGGCAGCTAATACTCCAAGTCATGTAGCTAATTCAGCTGCTAGTTACGCTAATAGTGGATTTGCCGTTGCAAACACCACAGTAAATGTTGGTTCATATGCTAATTCCGCTTTCTTATCCGCTAACACTCCAAGTCATGTAGCAAATTCAGCTGCTAGTTACGCTAATGCTGCTTTCTCAACGGCTAATAGTGCTGGTGGTGCAGCTTCTGCTTCTTCTTATGCTAACTCTGGATTTGAAGTAGCGAATAGTGCCTCTAGTTATGCTAATTCTGCATTTTCTACCGCTAACTCTGCTAGTGGTGCTGCATCCGCTAGTTCATATGCTAACTCAGGATTTGAAGTAGCAAATTCAGCATCTTCTTACGCAAACTCCGCTTTCTCTACCGCCAATAGTGCTTCAGGTGCAGCTGCTGCCAGTTCTTATGCGAATAGTGCTTTTGTTCATGCCAATTCTTCATTCATTGTGGCAAATACACCAAGTGATGTAGCAAACTCAGCGGCTAGTTACGCTAATTCGGCATTTGCTGCTGCCAATAGTGCCTCAAGTGTTTCTGCCAGTTCTTATGCGAATAGTGCTTTTGGCCATGCTAACTCTGGTTTTCAATTCGCAAATACTGCCGCAAATCTTGCGTTATCATTTGGTTCTACAACTATACTAGAGGTAACAAATAGTGGCACTTCAGCTTATAGGTTCTCTCAATATGGAGTATTAGATAATCCTAATGTATCAACATTTAGTGCCACAACTTTAGGATTTAAATTAAACATTACTGGTCATCCATTTCATATTAGAACTGGCGATAATACCGCAGACTATAATACAGGTTTAGTTCATGTTTCAACCACAGGAACATTATCTTATGATTTAGATGCACAAGGTAAAGTGAGTGGAACATTATTTTGGAGAATTCCACACACCTCTGTTGGAAATTATAAGTATCGTTGTTCTGCTCATCCAGGTGCAATGATTGGTGAAATAAACATTGCTAACACAGCAGGCATCTATCTTGCTTATAATACATAATAAATAGAACATTAAACCATGGCAACTTTTTATACTTCCAAAAAACTCTCGTTTAATAACGCAGAGCAGTTCAAAGAATCGTTCTATGAACCGGAACCAGCTACAGTTGGTTATGTGTTCATTGGAAATCATGTTCCGTATGCAAACGAATCTTCTCCAAACTCCATAGTTGATTCCTCTTTTGATGAGAAATCTGCATGGGACAATATGTTTGCGGCCAAAAAAATTACTGGAAACGATGTAGAATTAGTTATTCCTCGTGTTAATTGGACAACAGGAAAAAGATACAAACAGTTTGATGACAAAATATCAATTGACACATTATTGACAGCCGATTCTGGTGCTGGTGGCAATAGTCAACCAATGTATATTTTGACTACCGCCAGAAATGTATATAAGTGTTTATCTAACAACGCAAACTCTATTTCCACAGTAGAACCTACTGGAGATTATTCTACGGCTAATGGAACAATCTTTACAGCCGATGGTTTTATTTGGAAATATATGTATAATGTCAAACCTTCTAATCGGTTTTTGACAACAGATTGGATTCCAGCTCCAATTTCTACCTCAAAGTTGGACTATAATGTAAGCTCAACAAACTTAATTGATGGCGAATTAACGACAATTATAGTTACTGGTGGAGGTACGGGATATGCTGAACCTTCAATTACCGCAACGGCGTTTGTATCAGGAGTAACTACAATTGCTCTTGCAAATACTACAAATGTGGTTGCAAATATGGCAGTAACCGGAACAGGCATTGCTTCTGGAACAACTGTAACGACCGTAAATCCAAACACAAGTTCAATTATTATTTCAACTGCCACAACTGCAAACGGTGGCGGAACAACAGCCAATAACCTTACGTTTAAAACAAGAGTTTATATTGATGGTGATGGAACAGGAGCAGTAGCTACTGCCAATATTACAAATAGTGCCATATCAAAAATTACAGTAGATATCTCTGGAACTGGATATTCATATGCCAATGCAACAATTTATGGTTCAGCAACTGCTGGTGCAAATACGGCAAATGCTAGAGTGATTATTACTCCTAAATTTGGCCACGGTTTCAATCCTGCAAAAGAGTTAGATGCAATAAATGTAATGGTTGTCGAAAGAATTGGGTCAGTTGATGCTACAGAAAATGGTCTAATTTCAACATCCACCTCATTTAGACAGTATGGACTTTTAAGAGATCCGTATAAATACGGTAATACTTCACCTGTGATTAGTTCAAATGCAAATACAGTTATTTCGCAAACCACAAATATAACTTTAATTGCTGGTACAAACTTTGAGTTAAACGAGTTTGTTTATCAGGGAGCTTCTTCTAATAGTGCCTATTTTTATGGGTTTGTAAATGCTCAATCAGCAAATGAAGTTAGATTGACCAAAGTGAAAGGAACAGTATCAGTTGGTGGCACATTAATTGGTGCAAATTCTGGTATAAACAGGACTGTTGTAAAATTGACCAATCCTGAATTTCAACCATATACCGGTGATATATTGTATGCTGAAAATATTCAACAAGTTACACGAGCAGATGGACAAGCTGAAAATGTCAAGTTTGTTATTAGATTCTAAGGAAAACAGTTAATGTCGTTAAATACAAATTTTAATGTCAATCCATATTATGACGATTTTAATGAAGATAAGAAATTTCTTCGGATATTATTTAAACCTGGTTTTGCTGTTCAAGCCCGTGAGTTAACACAATCTCAAACTCTTTTACAAAAACAAGTTGAGCGTTTTGGTGAACACGTTTTCAAAAACGGTTCTGTCGTTTCTGGTGGTCAACTGTTCATCCATGATTCCACATATTTAAATGTGGCCACAGATTATGCTGGTACAGCGGTTAATATTAACAATTTTAATGGCAAAACAATTACCAATTTGGCAGGAACAAAAACTGGTCAAGTTGTGGTTGTTTATGATGCTGATGCTGGTACTGGTGATCCAAAAACAATCTATGTAAAACAAATTTCAGGAACAGCTTTTGCTGCTGGTGATACAATTACCACAGTTGAAGCTGCTCCAGTTTTTGCTAATGTTTCAACAGGTGGTGTTGGAACTGGCAAAACATTTTCTGTAAGTGATGGTGTTTATTTTTATGATGGTTTTTTCATTAAAAACAGTTCTCAAACAATAGCACTCAGTAAATATAATACATCTGCCAATGCAAGAATTGGTTTTCAAATTACAGAATCTATTGTTGAATATACACAAGATACTTCGTTGCTGGATCCAGCACAAGATGCTTCCAACTTTCAAGCTCCAGGTGCCGACCGATTTAAGATTGAACTAATTCTTTCTAGCAGAACGCTTGATTCTACCGATGACACGCAATTTATTGAGTTAGCTAGAACTGTAAATGGAACTCTATCTTACGCATTAATTTATCCACAATATGCTGTGCTTGAAGATACTTTAGCACGCAGAACATATGATGAATCTGGTAACTATACTGTTCGACCATTCAAACTTGCATTAGAAACAAGTGCAGCTAATACTGCAAAGGCTAATGTCATTCTATCGCCAGGTAAAGCATATGTTTATGGTTACGAATTTGAAACCATTGCACCAACAACAATTACATTTGATAAACCAAGAACAACCGATTCAGTAAATAATAAACGACTGACTGCTGACTATGGTTATTATGTGTATTCAAATACGCATTTTGGTTCTTTACCAATTAACAGTTTACAAACAGTAGATTTACATTGTGTATCAAATAGCACAATCAATGTGGCAACTGCTGGCACAATTACTAACACTAAAATTGGTACAGCTCGTGTTAAATCTATTGCATTTGATTCCGCAGCAAACACACAAAATTCTGCAACATACACCTATCGCACATACTTGTTTGATGTGAATGTTGGTTCAATTCCTGGTGGTAATGTTGTTGCTTTGGGAACAAACACAGGTTATGTTCAAATTGCAAATACTATAACCGGTTCAAATTTATATTCTACTGCTAACAATGCTTATACTGGTGCTAAATTTAGAGTTATTGCAGGCACAGGCTCGGGTCAAACACCAAAAACCATTGTAAATTATAATGGTGCAAATCATACAATTCAACTTTCTGAACCATTTACAACAACATTAGATGCAACTTCAAACTGGTCTATTGACTTTGAAGTTAATGATGTTAAGTCATTATCAATAGTTAGCGGTACAACTCGTCTTGCCGCAGCTGATATTGATACTTCATCTAAAGATCCAGCTTCAACATATAACGATACATTTATTTCAGATAGTAACCTTGAACCATTATTGTTTAATCTTGGTCAAAATTATATTGCACAAAATACAATTTCTGACTTTTCATATTCTTATAAACGCCTGTATGCATCTCAGTCATTTTCATCTTCGGATTCTCCAGCATTAACTGTTGGTACTGGTGAAACAATTTCTGCTGCCACAAGCTCTTCTGCTAAAACTGAAAACTATCAAATTGTTGTAACAACTGCAGGATCATCACCATATACTGTTGGCCAAATTATTCCTGCCAATCTGTTTACTGTTGATACAGGCACTCGTAAGATTACTGTTACCAATGGCGACAATATGGTTGCAAACATTACTGCAACAATTGATGCAAGTAATCCTGGTTCAAAAGGTAAAACATATGTTGGTGCCAATGCTACTGTGCAAACATCTGGCGGTACAAGTATCTTTGCAAATAACGGAGTATTACTCTATACTGCAAACGGTCAAGTTCATATTATGGCCAACACAGTTTACAAAACTCCAGGTACAGTTCAATCGTTATTTGTTCCTGATGTAATTGAATTAGTTTCTGTTTTAGACTTTAACAATAATCAAATTACTGTTGCTAACTCAGCAACTGCAACTGATGTTACATCACGATACACATTAGATAGTGGTCAAAGAGATTCATTGTATGACCATTCATCAATTAGATTAAGGGCTGGTTCAGCTGCACCTACTGGCCCGTTAGTTGTTAAATTTAATCGTTTCAATTCATCTGGTGCTGGATTCTTTACCGTAGATTCTTATGTTGGATACGATTACGGAAGTATTCCTGCTTACACTTCTCAGGCAACCGGGCAAATTTATCAATTAAGAGATTGCCTTGATTACAGACCTGTTAGGTCGATACCCACATCAGCAGCGACAGCAAACACCGTCAGCTTTGATGTTGATTCAACCACGACTGGTCCTAAGATTCCAGAGAATGGTTCCGACATACTTTTAGACTATCAATATTATCTACCAAGAACGGACAAGGTAATATTGAATAAGAATCGTACCTTTGAAGTTCTCCAAGGCAACCCATCGTTAACTCCTGTTCAGCCAAACGATAAAGATGGTGCGATGACAATGTATATTCTTCGTGAGCCTGCCTATGTTGCCAACACATCTGATATTGATGTTGAATATGTTGATAACAAACGCTATACAATGCGTGATATTGGTAACCTCGACAAACGAATTGGCAACTTAGAATACTATACTTCACTTTCTTTGCTTGAACAAAATGCATTGAACAAACAAGATTTGACTATTTTGGATTCTACAAACTTACCACGATTTAAAAATGGTATTGTTGTAGATTCTTTTGATGGCACTTCTGTTGCTGATGTAACTAATAATGACTATTCTATTGCTGTTGACCCTAAGAGAAAAGAAATTAGGCCAACATTTAATATTACATCACACCTATTAACATTTGATTCAGCAAATTCATCTAATTATTTGAAGGCTGGTCCAATTGTGATGCCTACAGCAACACATACTGTTTTTGTTGACCAAAATAAATCTTCAAAAGTATATAATATTAACCCATTTAATATTGTAAACTACATTGGTAAAATTCAATTAGACCCACCATCAGATGTTTGGATTGATACAGACAAACAACCAGATGTTCTTGTAAACCTTGAAGGTGATAAAGACGCATGGGCTTTAATTACACGAGATGCTTACAGTTATGAATGGGGCAATTGGGAAACTTATTGGACAGGAACAACAAGCTCTTCATATGTTGCTGACCGGCGTCCACTTCTTGTTGAAGTAACAACCACTACAACATCTCAAGCTCAAACTCGCTCTGGTGTATTCTCGCAAGTTGTACCATCAACAATCACTCAATCCTTGGGTGACCGTGTTATTGATGTGTCAATTATTCCTTATATGCGTGACCGTGGTATATTGTTTACTTGTTCCGATTTCAAACCAACCACAGAACTTTTTGGTTTCTTTGATAACATTAGTGTAAACAAATACATTGCTCGTGCAAACAAGTTTACATTAAGTTCTAATAACTTGGGTTACATTACACAGTCTGGTAATGCAGAAAAAGTCAATGTAACTAATACTGCAACAAGTACCGTTAATGCAACAGCATTTGTTGTTCGCACATCAAATAGAGAAGCATTTGTAGTTAATTTAAGTCCATCAACATTGTTGAATGGTGCAACCATGAATTTGGTTGGACAATCTAGTGGTACAACAATTAAAATTGATGGATATGACCATTATTCTGGATTTGTAACTTCGGCTACATCTAACACAATCGTATTGTCTGTGGATGCTACAAGTGCAAACAACACAGGTGATTACGCTGGTTCAACAGTTTACATTGTATCTGGCACAGGTGCAGGTCAATCTGCAACAGTATCTTCTTATGCTGCTGCTACAAGAACATTAACGATTGTTGGAACATGGACAACCACACCAACATCTAGTTCTATTTACTCAATTGGTAATCTAACAACAACATCTGCAGGCGATGTTGCTGGTGTGTTCAATATTCCAAATGGTGTATTCCGTATTGGTGAGAAAAACTTCCGATTGATTGACACCTCAAGTGGTGATATTGGATCATCTTCTACAAATGGAGATGCCACATTCTTTGCACAAGGTATTTTACAACAAACAGAAAACACAATTATTTCTGCAACTGTTCCAACAATTCAACGGGTTGCTGTTAAAGATGACCGTGTTGTTACGACAACAGCTGTTACTGAACGTGTTGTTGGTTGGTATGACCCATTAGCACAAACATTCTTAGTATCTCCTTCAAATTATCCACAAGGTATTTTTCTATCTAAGGCTCGTTTCTGCTTTAAGACAAAAGATCCAACTGTACCTGTTACACTACAAGTTCGTTCTGTTGTAAACGGATACCCATCAACATCTTTGATTTATCCATATTCAACAGTTACATTGACACCAGATAAAGTTAAGACAACTACATCTCCTAATTTGGATGATGCCACCAAATACACAGAATTTGTATTTGATTCTCCATTGTTCTTGCAACCTGGCGAACATTGTTTTGTATTGTTATCTAACTCTAACAAGTATGAAACATATTCAGCTGAAATTGGTAAATTAGATACAGTATCAGGTCGACAGATTTCAGAACAACCATATCAAGGTTCATTGTTCTTATCACAAAACGGTTCTACATGGACTGCTGAGCAAAACTCAGATTTGATGTTTAGATTGTTCCGTTATACATTTGATACTGGCACAACGCAAACACAATTTAATGTTAACTATCCATCGGCTAATACAGTATATGACTTAATGCATTTGATTGCAACTGGCATATCTGTTGAGAATACATCAATCACATATCAGTTTAATTCTGAAAAAGCTGTGACTGGCGGTAAAACAGGCTTCTTGCCATTTACTCCGTTGACTGATTACCCAATGACCGATGGTAATGGACGTCGTGTATTAACAACAACTGCTAACACAACATTGACAGTTAGAGCTACAATGGCAACCAGCAATCCTGATATTGCACCATTCATTGATACTTCTCGCATAAGTCTGATTGCGGTTGAAAACATCATCAATGATTTGCCATTAAGTAATTCTGATATTGTATTGTCAAGTGGTGGTACAGGTTACTCTACTAATGCCAATGCTGTTGTAACAATTACTGGTGGTGGAGGTTCAGGTGCAACTGCAGCTGCTGTTGTGACCAATAATGTGGTTACATCTGTATATCTAACGGCTGCTGGTTCTGGTTACGAAACATCACCAACATTTACATTGGTTGATGCTAATACAACACCAGGTACCGGCGTAACAATTACCTATAACGGTGAAGATAAGAAGTCTGGTGGTAACTCTAATGTTCGCTACATTACTCGCAAGGTTAATTTAGCAGATGGATTTGATTCAGGTGATTTGCGTGTTTATTTGACCGCATATAAACCATCGGGTTCAAACATTCGTGTTTACTATAAGTTATTGTCTATCTCTGACCCTGATGCATTTGAAGATAAGAACTATCAGCTTATGACACAATTGGATAATGCTAATTTTGTGTCAACTAGCTACAACGATTATCGTGAACTTAAATTTGCACCGGGTGTTGGTGGCACAGCAAATAATTCTGTAAGTTACACTTCAGGTTCCACTTCATTTAGCAACTTCAGAACATTTGCAATTAAGATTGTATTGACTGGTACATCAACAGTTGATGTTCCTAAGGTGCGTGATTTCCGTGCAATTGCTTTACCTGCAGGTAGTTAATTATGTTCGCTAAAGTAAAAGACCACGAAAACTTAGTAAGAGATATGAACTCCAAAGCGATTCTAAATACAGATAAATTAGCTTTGCAAGAGTATTATCAGAAAAGAGAAATGGCAAAAAAAGAACTATCTGAAAAGGTAGAATCAAAACAACGCCTAGATAAAATAGAAAACGAAATGTCAGAGATAAAAGACTTGTTGCGTGAACTTATTGGCAGAGGTAAATAATGGCAGCCAATACAATAACTCAATTAACCACAGCGAATACATTCCAGCAGTGGTTAACCGCCACTTCTTCGTTAATTGCCACTGCCAATTTAATAACAAATGGCAATGGACAGACATTTTATGCAAATACAATATTAGAGGTTTCTGGTACTGGTGCTCGTTTAAATGTTAATACTTCTGGTTTTATTGAAACTTTTTACAGTAATACCGCAAATTTATTAACTGCCAATGTTGAAAGTTTGGTTGGAACTGCAAATACAGCAATTTATGATAGAATTTTAGCTGTTGAAGCTTCTGCTTTAGCGTTCTCAATTGCACTTGGATAAATAGATAAATAACAAAGAATAGGAATTTTTTTCATGCCAAATACATTTAAGAATTATTTTTTAAAAAATGCAGGAACAACTGCGGCTAACGTGTATGCTCCTGCAGCAGCCACACAAGCTACGGTGATTGGTTTAACAATTGGAAATACAACCGCTTCTCCAATTACTGCAAATGTGACCGTAGTTTCTGGCGGAACAACACACTTTATGGTACAACAAGCAACCATTTCAAATGGTGGTGCCTTGGTTCCAATTGGTGGAGACCAAAAGTTAGTGCTAGAATTTGGAGATTATTTGCAGGTGCAAACTTCTACAAATAACTCAGCAGACTGTATTTTATCGGTTTTGGAGATAACCTAAAATGGCATACATTGGCAACGAGCCTGGTGTAGGTTCTTTTATTGTTGCGACCGAAAGGTTCAGCGGTACAGGTTCTTGCACACAATTTACCTTAACACAAACTGGTATCCAAGATGCCAATGCAATTGAAGTTCTTGTAAGTAGTATTCAACAAGACCCAATTAATTCATATTCTGTTGCTAATGGTGTAATCACATTTACTGAAGCTCCTCCTTCAGCAGCAAATAATATTATTGTTACCTATCGTGCAACAACGGTAATTACATATAACAATATTCAAAATTCACAGATTCCTGATGGCACGATTACTGCAAGCAAATTAGCTTCTGGAGTTTTACCTGATGCAAAAGCAAACTCAGCAGCAATCTATGCTAACTCTGCTTTCTTAGCAGCCAATACTCCAAGTAATGTGGCTAATTCGGCCGCACTATATGCTAACTCTGGATTTACAGCAGCAAACTCTGCAAGCAGTTATGCTAATTCAGGATTTGCAAGAGCCAATTCAGCCTCTAGTCACGCTAACTCTGGTTTTGCTGTAGCCAACTCAGCATCATTGTATGCTAATTCAGGATTCGCAGTAGCTAACTCTGGTGCTTTGTATGCTAATTCAGGATTTGCAAAGGCAAACACAGCAGCATCCACTGGCAAAGCGATTGCCATGGCTATCGTATTCGGTTAAAAAAGGAAAATTAAATGGCATCTCCAAACATCGTAAACGTTGCAACAATTAGAGGCAACACCAACGTTGCTACATTAGGTGCAACGAGTGGAAATATCGTAACAAACGCAGCCTCATCTGGTAAAGTATTTAAAATTAATACTGTTATTCTATCAAACTTTGATGGCACAACTGCTTATGACGCTACTCTCACATTGTATTCTGCTCGTGCCGGTGCAACTAAAAACTTAGTTAGTACCGTTTCTGTACCAGCAGACGCTTCTTTGATTGTTATTGATAAGACAACATCAGTATACCTAGAAGAAGGTGATATTATTGCTGGGTTAGCATCAGCAGCATCTAAGATTGATGTTACCATTAGCTACGAAGATATCTCTTAATTTTAAAATTTAGGTTATGACTAAAAGATACACCGGCGGTGTAATTTCATCTTCTTTGCCAACAGTTAATGCAGCTGGTGCATCAGGTGTATTTCTTCTTTCGCAACAAGCGGACTATCAATCACGAAACTCTTGGCCTCCATTTAAGGTGGAAAAATCGCTACGGTTTAGAAACTCAGCTAGTGCTCGTTTAACCAGAACACCATCTGTTGCTGGTAATAAACAAATTTGGACAATTTCTTTTTGGTTGAAAACGACCAAAAGTAATTTTGATTATTATCTTTTTGAAGCGTCCACAGATGGAGGCAATAACGAAAGAACAGTATTAGCATTCAATAGTGGAAAACTTCAACTTCGGCACATTGATGGTGGAAGCGCTGTATTAGAAATAGAAACAACTCAAGTATTTCGTGACCCATCAGCTTGGTATCATATAGTTTTAGCTGTAGATACTACTCAAGCAACTAGCAGTAACCGTGTAAAAATGTATCTTAACGGTTCTCAAATTACTGCTTTTGGAACTTCTTCTTACCCAAGTCAAAACTTAAATACTGATTGGAACGGTGCAACTGCTCATGCTTTTGGTGCAAGCACTTATCCAGATTCTTACTCTGATGGATATTTTTCAGAAATTTATAATATTGATGGCCAAGCTCTCACACCATCTTTTTTTGGTGCCACAGACAAAGATGGCAACTGGTCTCCAATTGCCTACACAGGCACATACGGAACAAACGGATTCTATGTAAATTTCAGAGATAACACTTCTGCTACAACCATGGGTTATGATTACTCTGGTAACGGAAACAACTGGACATTAAATGGTTTCAATGTAAGCACAGCGAATACATCATATGACATTATGATTGATGTTCCAGAGGATCAATCAGATGGTACTGCAAATAATCGTGGTAATTATGCTACTTTGAATCCTTTATCTAGTGGTTCATTTAACACACTTTCTGACGGAAATTTAAAAGCTTTTGGAAATACTGTCACAAATAATGGTAATTCAAGAGGAACTTTTAACTTTCTTACTGGAAAATGGTATGTAGAAATGACTGTTGGGGCAACTGCAACAGGAGCATATCCTTCTAGCGGACTTATTCCAGCTTCAAATGCTACAACTCCTAATAATGGTGGAACAAATCAAGTTGGGTATCCATCTAATAGTGTTGCATACGAAAACAATGGAAATAAAAGAGTAGTTAACTCTACCAGTGCATATGGTAATTCATACACAACTGGCGATATTATTGGTATTGCGATTGATGCAGATAATGGAGCAATTTATTTTAGTAAAAATGGAACTTTTCAAAATAGTGGAGTTCCAACAAGTGGTGCTTCTAAAACTGGTTCAGCATTTAACTGGACAGGCGGTTCTATTGAATATGCTTTTGCAACGGCTCAATATAATGGTTCAGATGCAAGTTTTAACTTTGGCCAGCGTCCATTTACATACGCACCACCATCAGGTTTCAAAACACTCAATACATTCAATTTACCTGAACCAACAATTAAGCAACCAAATCGGCATTTTGATGTAAATCTTTGGACTGGTAATGGTACAAGTCAAAATATAGTTAATAACGGTTCTATGCAACCAGATTTGGTATGGGTTAAACAGAGAAATGGTACTTATAGGCATCAGCTTGTTGATGCGGTTCGTGGTGCTACAAAGTCATTATTTTCTTCGGATACAGATGCTGAAGGAACATATCAAGGCGTAACAGCATTTAATTCCAATGGATTTTCAGTTGGTACAGAATTAGGCACTAATGAAAATGGTTCCACTTTTGTTGGTTGGCAATGGAATGCTGGAAATGCTAACACAACCAATACATCAGGAACAATCACATCAATAGTTCGTGCTAATCCAACCGCAGGATTTAGTGTTTTTACTTATACAGGCACAGGAAGTGTTGGTACTATTGGACACGGACTAAGCTCTAAACCAAACTTTATCATTTTCAAAAAACGAACAAATAGTGGAACTGCTTATGGTTGGTATTGTTATTCTTCAGTTTTAAATGCAACTAATCACCTTGTTTTGAATACAACTGCTGGTTCATCTAGTTCATCATTTTTGTTTAATGACACAGAACCAACAAATTCATTAATAACAGTTGGAACAAGTCCTGGAACAAATGAATCTACAACGCAATATGTAGCATATTGCTGGACTGCTATTGCTGGTTTCTCTGCATTTGGTTCATACACAGGTAATGGTTCAACAGACGGCCCGTTTATTTACACAGGATTTAGACCTAGGTTTGTAATGACAAAACGCACAGACAGTTCTAGTGGTGGTAACTGGACCATAATTGATGGCGCAAGAAATCCATACAATGTAACTAATTTAAGAATGTATGCCGATACCAATGATGCAGATGGTGCAGGTAATATCGTCCATGATTTTGTTTCTAATGGATTCAAAGTTAGGCAAGGTGATAGCAGCACAAACAATATCTCAGGCGCAACTTACATCTATATGGCATTTGCCGAGGCTCCATTCAAATACGCTCGCTCTCGTTGAGGAAATAAAATGAAATACGCAATCGTCCACGAAGGAAAAGTTATAGGGCTACCACAGGTCGGTCATCCATTTGACTGTAATGGTAAACGCTCTGCTCGCTTCCTACAAAATGCCACAGAACAAGAATGTTTAGACATTGGTCTTTATCATTTGGTTGAAGGCACAAAACCTGATTTACGCTTCTATTGGGAAGCAGACCCATCATACACCATTGATGAGAGTACCAAAACAGCTACTTCATCATACACATTAAATCCACGAATCTTTAATGACCGTGAAGAAGTGGATAAAGATAATAATCCAATGTGGGTTAAAGTATTAGACAATTCTGATCCTGAGAATCCACAAATGGTTGATTC